TATGCGACTACAGACGGTACGATGCAAGCCCAGGCAGAAGTGGCTGATGTTACGACAAACTATATACTCGAATACGAGCTGACTTCTGACGTTACTGTGCAACCGAATAAAACGTATTATACGAGAAGCGGAAGCGGTACAGAATTAGACCCTTATGTCTATACAGAAGTGGATACCCCCGTTGACGCTGACCTTGGCACTTATTACGAAGTAGTAGGTAGCACGCCCGGAGTTTTCACTTATTCAATAATAACGACCACCTTAACAGAACAGTCCGTCACAATTAGTGCGGCGGAACAAGGATGGAATGTTGGCGAAACACATCAGATAGCCGTCAGAGTTGTTTCCGGTTCTGGCATGTTAAGTGATGATTGGAGTGAACCTGTGCCGGTCACTATTGCCCCGGCGGTGACGTGCACGATCGACTCTACCAGCTTAACGACTGTGACGCAGACTACCACCGATCAGGAAGGTACGACAGTCACGAACACCTACACCGCGCTGGACGCTTTACCGTTGACGGCTACGATCTTGGGTGCCGGTGTTTCCGGAACGACCACGCTTGTCATCGAGCGCGCGAATGGGTACACGATCGACAGACCTGACGAAGAAGGTCAGACGTGCTACGAGGGCGAGACCGTCGCACTGCTTACGCAAGTAGGCGAGGATCCGTTCAGCATCGGCCTTGATAATCTGATCGGAAGCCTTGACGATGGCGCGTGGTATCGTTTGATAGCAACCGTACAGGACGGCTATGGTCAGTCCGCATCGGCGTCGATCGAGTTTATCGTCGCATGGGCGCATCAGGCCGAGGCACCGACCGCGACGGCTGTTATTCAGGACGGCGTGTCATTCCTGACGCCTATCGCTCCGGATAACTACGTCGTGGGTGATAAGTGCGATATCTATCGTCTGTCAGCGGATAAGCCGGAGCTGGTCTACAAGAACGCAGACTTCGGCACTACTTACGTGGATCCTTATCCGACTATCGGAGAGTACGGCGGGCATCGGTTCGTGACGATTACCAAGGACGGTGATTACATTACGGCAGACAATACGCTCGCATGGTACGACACGAATGATCAGTTCGATGTTCCGTACAATATCATCGAGTTCGGCACAGGCCGTGCTCTGCTGACCTTCGATGTCGAGCTGTCGAACGAATGGACCAAGGACTTTGAGCAAACGTCATACCTTGGCGGGTCCGTGGTCGGCGACTGGAATAAGGCCGTTGTAAGGAACGCCACACTGACAGCTACGGCTGTAGCGGCTATCAACGGCGATACGGTAGAGACGATGCGCAGATTGGCAACATGGTCAGGCATCTGCCACGTCCGGACCAAAGACGGCAGCAGCTATGCAGCGAATGTCGAGGTCGGTGATAAGTTCAACTACGCCAGCGGAGTCAGGACCACGGATTATTCGTTGAAGATTACGAGAATACAGCCCGAGACGTATGACGGACTGACGCTTACCGAGTGGCAGAAGACCGAGGACGAATCTGAATCATGATCTGGGAAAATGGGTACACAGCAGAATATTACATGGCTATCGTTGACTCTGCGACGTGGCGCGATATCGAACGTCTGGAGATAAGAAGCGGGAATATCACGCGCAACCTTGACGGCCTGCGCGAGAACGCTTCGCTTGTCTGTCAGCAGTACGCACAGCCTGTTGAACAGTGGGTCAGGGTTTGGCTCAATACATACCAGAACGGGGGCTCGGCACATGAGCCCCTTTTCACTGGCCTTGCGACGACTCCGGCGAAGCAGTTTGACGGCGTGCGTGACAACAGTACGCTGACGTGCTACTCGGTGCTGAAGCCGGTAGAAGACGTGCTTCTGCTCCGTGGGTGGTACGCAGCTGCAGGCAAGAATGGTGCGGCGGTGATCAAGTCATTACTTGGACCTACGCCTGCGCCGATCGTGATCGATGCGGAATCGCCGACGTTATCCGAGCATATCATCGCGGGCGACGGAGAGACGCACTTGACTATGGTAGATAAGATCCTTGAAGCCATCGACTGGCGGTTGAGGATAACAGGCGACGGCACTATTCACATTTCACCGAAGCCGACGGAAGAGAGCATAACGCTGGCTCCGGATATGAATGACATGGTAGAGAATCAGATCACGGTCAATGAGGATCTGTTCTCTGCGCCGAACGTCTTCGCGGCCTTCGGTTCTGACCTGGTCGGCATCGCTAAAGATGAAAGTCGGGACAGTGAGCTGTCGACGGTCAACCGTGGACGCGAGGTCTGGGCGAGTGAGCAGTCGGTCAACCTGGCGGATAATGAAACGATTGAAGGCTATGCGTTGCGGAAGTTACGTGAAGCGCAGAATGTGGAGAAGACAGCGCAGTACACAAGGCGGTATCTGCCTGACATATTGCCCGGTGATTTGATTAAGTTGAAATACCCTGTGCAAAACCTTGAAGGTCTTTTCACGATAGAGAATCAGACGGTCACGCTTGGCTATGCGGCAAGAACGAATGAAGGAGTGAAGAAGTGGACGGCATCGATAAACTGATAGACAGCGTTAAGCGAATCATACGGAAAGAGACGGAAGCCTACGACACGGCTGCCACGGTTCGGAGAATTGAAGGGTCCACGGCATGGGTTCACATCGACGGCGGCGTGGACGAGACCCCGGTCAAATTAACGATCAACGCGCAACCCGGTGATTCGGTACAGGTTCGAGTCAGCGGCGGCAAGGCGTTCCTCGTCGGTAACGGCTCTGCACCGCCCACAGACGACCGCGTGGCGAATTATGCGAGGACTATCGCTACAACGGCGCAGACGACCGCAGAGGACGCGCAGGAGGCCGCAGAAGCCGTTACGGGTATCGCTACGGCGGCAAGTAGCAACGCAAGTGCGGCGATAACTTTAGCGGAGGGCATTGACGACCATTTCTGGAGCGATTCGGCGGGAGCGCATATCACCGAGGACGACCAAGAGACGTATTTACAAGACCCAAGCGCGGCGGGCGGTAATACTTTGATTACATCGGCGGGTATGGCGGTCAGGCATGGGACGACACAGCTCGCGGCGTTTACCAGTACGGGGGCGCAGATCGGGCAGAACGCGAACGGGCAGACGCGGAGCGTTATCGGCACGAGCGGTATGCAGATTACGCAGAAGGACAGCGGCGGGACTGACGTTGATATTGCTAACCTCGGTTATGGCCCGGGGAATGACAGCGGCGGCGGTACGAGCAACGCGCCATACTATACGCTCGGGTTACGGAAAAGCGGTTCCGGCATAGGAAATTATTCTACAGCGGAAGGTTACGAAACAGAGGCGAGCGGATTCGCTTCTCACGCGGAAGGCTACAATACAAAAGCGAGTGACGTTTTTTCTCACGCAGAAGGCCAAAGCACAACCGCGAGCGGTGCTATTTCTCACGCCGAAGGCGCAGATACACACGCGACTGGAAATTTTTCTCACGCAGAAGGAGGTTCTACAACAGCAGGCGGGGATAGATCACACGCGCAAAACTACTTTACAAAAGCGTCTTCCGATTATCAGACTGCCCTCGGTAAGTATAACGTCGAAGACAACACAGACACCTACGCGGCTATCATCGGCAACGGCACAGCCGACAACGCCCGAAGCAACGCCCTCACCGTGGACTGGAGCGGGAACGTCGATATCCCCCTCGGCTCGAAATACATGGTCGGCGGCGTCGACTGGCACTGCTACGGCAATTACTACGGCGCGTCGTCTTCATTAACGCTTGCGACAACCGACAAGAAGGTATCACTCAACACCTTTAGCGGTAGCGGGTGTTCTTCATCGTCGAACGGTATCAAAATCGACGCGAATCACGCGGGCACGTATTCAATCAGCGGTGCGATATACGCGTCCACGGGCTACACGGCTAACGATATAGTCCACGCGTGTATCTACAAAAACTCGACGCTAATCGGCGACGCTGGCAAGCGTGTCAGCAACGGTTCACCTTACGAGATTATCCCCGTCGGCCCGTTGGTCGCTACTCTCGCCGCTGGTGACGTTATCTACCTGTACGCACGGAATCAGTCGGGCGCACGCGGTACGGTCGCCAATTACGGCAATACACAAACAAACGTAGGTCTGAACATTTACAGAGTGGGTTAGGAGGCTCTTATGAAAATGAAAAACAAAACCTATGACATTCTGAAATACATCGCCCTGATCGTACTGCCCGCGTTGGCAGTTTTTTATTCGACTTTATCAACGATATGGGGCTTACCGTTTCACGATGCTATCCCCGACACCATCATGGCGATTGACCTACTCCTTGGCGCGCTCCTGAAGGTCAGCACGGACGCGTACACCAAGGACATCGAGAAGGACCTTCGCATCGAGGTCGACCGCTCAGACGATTCGCAGGAGGATTAACATGGCATATTCTTTAATTTTGGCAAAACCTGTAAGCTATGGCGGCACGCGAGCACTGTCCGCTATTAAGTACATCGTGATTCACTACACTGGCGTCAGCAACGACACCGCCAAGAACGAATGCAACTTCTTCAAGAACGGCAACACCCGCGCAGCTGGAGCGCATTACTTCTGCGACCGCTCGGGGACGGTTTACCAGTCCATACCGCTGAATCGCACAGCGTGGTCGGTCGGCGGCTTCTACACGCAGGCGAACGGCGCGGGCTACTACTACAACGTCTGCACCAACTTCAACAGCGTGTCGATTGAGTTGTGCGACCTTGTTACCAAGGACCCGTCGAACGCCCAGACCAAGGCCACGAAGAAGCTGGTCAAGTACATCCAGTCGCAGTGCCCGAACGCCAAGACCATTATCCGCCACTGGGATGTGAACGGCAAGCTGTGTCCTGCGCGCATGGCCGGACGCGATAATGCACAATGGAAAGCATTTAAGAAGGCCATCACCAAGGGCGGCAGTACACCTACACCGACTCCGGAACCGACACCGTCGACGTCCTACAAGGTCAAGGTCAACACCCTCGATCTGAACGTCCGCAAGGGTCCGGGCGTGGACTACAGCATCGTTACGGTCATCCACAAGAACGAAGTCTACACTATCGTCGATGAATCAAACGGCTGGGGGAAACTCAAGTCCGGCGCAGGCTGGATTAATCTCTACTACACAAAGAAGGCATAACATCATGGCAACAACGATAATCACCATCATATCGGCAGTTATTACATCACAGGCCATTTTTGGCTTTATTCAGTTTACCATCACGCGGCGGGATACCAAGAAGAACATCGAGGGCAAGCTGACCACGCTGGAGAGGGACACGCTGCGCACGCAGCTCCTGTTGCTGATCCTTATGCGCTCCGAAGAACAGCAGGAGATCCTCACGGTTGCAGAGCATTACTTCAGTCCGAAACCCAAAGGCCTTGACGGTGACTGGTACATGACTTCCGTGTTTAATCGGTGGTTATCGGACATGGATATAGCAGAGCCCGAGTGGTTCAATTCAAAGAAATAGCATTCTTTTCATATTTTCTCCTTTCGGGCGTGGCACGGGTCACACTGTGCTGCGCCTTTCTGCCATAGGCAGAGGTGTACTCCTTGATTCGGCGGGGCGGGGCTTTTGTGTTTTTTCACCCGCTCCGCATTCGCAGTTAAAAAAAAAGCATAAATACGCGAAATTGTCAGTAGGTGTATTTAAGAAAACGCGGAGGACCGCAAAAACTTAAAGTGAAACACCTCAAAAACACCAAATCACAATTTGTGACATCAAGTCTGTTAGCATTTTGTTAGCACTCATTAGCATTTTCTACCTAATTTTCACTATTTTCTGCGCTTTACACTTCCTGCCGACATCCATCGAAAACATAAGAAAAACGCAGAGAATATGCGCTTTACACATTCTCCGCGTTAAGTGGGCGCGACGGGGCTCGAACAGGCCACGACGAATCAGGCGGCTTTTGAGTCCCGAGCTTCCTTGTTAGCATTCTGTTAGCACCGCTGAAATAATCGACGATCTTCTGTGCTGATTGTACCTCAAAATCATCTAAAACTCCACGGTAAATTGACTTCAAAACTCCGTCCGACTTCCAGCCGCCGAAGCGCATGATGTACTGGTCCGGAACGCCGACCGCATGACAGGCCGATGCGTAGTAGTGGCGCAGATCATGGAACCGGCACTGCAGGCCGAGTCTGTTCCGGAGAATAGTGAAGTTGTGCGTCATGTAATTCAGGGTGATCGGACACACGCGGGTGTCGGTCCTGTTTCCCAAAATATGAGAAAGTACAAATTCGGGTATCGGTATATACCTATCCGATGTGAACGTCTTCGGTGATTTGGTCACTTCATACTTGCCTTCTTCGAGCACGCGCGATGCTTTGACGTGCAGCAGGCTCCCGCTGATGTCATCGTACTCCAGTGCAGCGATCTCACCGCGACGCAGGCCGCAGAAGGCCGCTAACATGATGGCTGTCTTCATGTTGTCTGATGCTTCATCGATCAGCGCATAGACCTGTTCAGTCGTCAAGCCACAAGGTCGCGGGCATAGTCGCAGATCTTCTCTTTCCCTTCGTCGTTCAGCTGCCTGAACGCTTCCTCAATATCCTCAATCATAGCATCATCAGTGAAGCCCATCAGATACGCAGGATCCACGCGAAGCGCGTCGGCTATTTTCTCAAGACTGGACAGGAACAGATCCACTTTCCCGTTCTCAATTCTCGATATCATAGACTTGTCAGCATACCCACATTTCACCGCCAGATCCGTTTGAGTCATGCCACGGTCTTTTCTTGTTTTTCTGATTCGTTCGTAAGTGTTCATAGCATCTCTCCTTGCACTAAAAATATATCATCTTATTGTTCAGTGTGCAATATTTTACAGAAATTAGTGTAAAAAGGTTGACAGGCATACAACATAATGATAAGATGAGTACAAAGTTGCAAGAGATTCAACTCGAAACACAGGAGGAGATCATGGCAAATATCGAGAAACTGAAAGAAAAGATCAAGGAGTCCGGAATGACCGTCGTCGCAATATGCGATAAGTGCGGCATCTCGAAAAAGACTTTCTATAACAGATTGAAGAATCCTGACTTCAAGATCGCGGAGGCGTTAGCGTTGAAAGAGACGCTGCACCTGTCCCGATCTGAAATGAAGGATATTTTTTTGCTTTGAAGGTTGTATGACATACAACTTTTGATACATGAGTTTGCACAGTAAGGAGGGTAATTATGCAGCAGAGTTTTTTAGAGTGTATCGGAACATGGGTAGCAATCGCAGGTATCGGCTTCAGCATCTCGGTCATGGCACTGATCGCACTGCCATTCCTTGACCGCTTCCATAGGTGGTTCTGATGCTGGGCGAAGATAGGTACTACGAAGACGTTCAAGCTCGCGTGGAGCACTGGAATGACGGTCCGTTCTGTGAACAGTGCGGGAGATCCTTACGCGGATGCTACGCATATAACACGCCCGACGGTCTGTACTGCGAGGACTGCATGGAGGATCTACTGGACGAGTACCGGCGCGACTGGCAAGTAGACGCTGATGATTGGAGGTATGTAGATGACTGAAGGTATTGACGAAGCTATCCGCGAGCTGAAGGCGCAGATCATACAGGATTCGTATGACAACGGCGGGTATGCCGGCAGTGTGGCTACGCAGGCGATGGCAATCGAGCTGATCAACGAACGCATGGAGAACGCCATGCCGCTGATCGATCCGGAGAACAAGTCCATCGTGCAGGCGTTGTGGAATGGTGTCATATCCGATGTCAAGTACGCTGGCACGCAAGTCCGTGAGAGGTATCTGTGATGGCTTACAGGGTTATACCGTATCCGCCATGCTGCGAGCACTTCAAGATCCGCGACTTCAGATGCCGTGCAGCCGTCCTGCGTGGCGGTGTGTATATGTGCAAGGCTCTGACGCGGACCGACTTCAAGGGTCACTGCCCGTTCTACAAGACGGCAGGCGATTACGAGTTCGACGAGATGCGGACCAACTGGAAGAAGGATAAGTTCAAGCGCAAGAAGTCAAGAAAGTTAGTTATCAAGCCCGGAAGGGCTGAGAAATAGCGTAAGCATAGAAAGGAGTAGTTATGGCAAAAGTTATCGGAGTAATGGGCGAGAGCGGATCCGGAAAGACAACCGCGATGCGCAACCTCGACCCGAAGCAAACCTTCTATATCGACTGCGATAGGAAGGGCTTGAATTGGAAAGGATGGAAGAAGCAGTACGCATTCTCCAAAGATCCGAAGCAGTTCAACTACTATGCGACCGACAGCTTTACTAATGTCAAGAAGCTGTTGGAGAAGATTAACAGTAGCGAAGACTGCGAGCATATCAAGTATGTGGTCATCGACACGATCAACGGCCTGATGGTCGCGGAGGAGATGCGGATCTTGACAGCGCAGGGCGGAGACAAGCGGTCCATGTGGACTGACCTGGCTGCCAACGGATGGGAGCTTGTGAACTATGCGCTGACCATGCGTGAGGATCTGACGGTCATCATCCTGGCACATGCCGAAACAGTCAGCGATGATAACGGCATTATCAAGACCAGAATCAAGACCAACGGACGCAAGCTGGAGAAGCTGGTGTTGGAGTCGAAGATGACAACGGTCGTGTGGTCTGTCCGTCAGGACGGCAAGTATAAGTTCATCCTGTCAGCTGATGGGTCCACGTGCAAGGTTCCGCTCGGAGCGTTTGATGTGGATGAGATTGAGAACGATATCACGTTGGTGATTAAAGCATTGGAGGAATTCTGAAAGGAGATAAGATCATGATTGATTGGGTACAAAAAAGCCAGAAAGGACATGCCATTACAAGGAACAAAGACGTGGCACTTTCAATAAATAAAAGTTCTACTCTTGCAGATGGATCTCCATCATATCAGCTCGTTGTTAGGTTTTACCAAGATTCTTACAAGAAGATCACTGATGGTGAATACATATCTGTCG